TCAATATCATGTGGAGCAAGATGATCTCCCCAGTGATAATCTTTCTTTCGCAATACTTCAGCGTAATGGTCCAAGCCAACGCCACTATTCTCATAATAGTCAATAACATTAACAGCACCCCCTCTATAGACCTGTGCAAACCAAATAGCCGTTGAATCATTAATACCTAAATCCCAAGCCGTATGAACTGGCAATGCAGGATCGTATGGAACCCTGGTAATCTTGCCGTTATCATCAGCATCAGCCAATAACTTGCCATAATACGCACCAATAATAGCAGCCGTAAACGAACACTCATACTCTTGTTCATACTGCTCTGGTGTCATCTGCAACTGTGCAGCTTTTAGTTCCTCATCTTTTACAAGTTTCGTCTCACTAGCCTTGGCAATCTTCCAGTACCATTGGTCAGAACCTTCTTCTTCCTGCTCTTTAGCCGATTGTAGTATTTCAAAAAAATGATTATGCCCAGCAGGTGTTCCCAAAAAGATAGCACTACCCTCTCTGTCGGATAGTGCTGGTCTTACAACCTCCCCCCATACCCTAGGATTCTGCATCCCATACTCATCAAAGACACACAAATCCAAGTATATACCTCTCAAAGCATCTGGATTCTCACCTGATAACAACATAATCCTGCCATTGTTAGGAAAGTCAGCCCTTAATTCAGTCTCGTTAAACGTCACGCCTGGTATCACACCAGCATAATACTTCACATAATCCCAGCTAATCCTCTTAGCTTGCGTAAACGTAGGAGCAACTAACGCAACTCTTGGTCTTGGTAATGGACAAGTAAGAACGTGTTTAATCATATGATTGACAGCAAATACAGTTTTACCAAATCGTCTGTGCATCACAAGCACATTCCATCTCTTCAGGTCTTTGTGCATCTCAGCCTGTAATGCTCTAGGCTTGTATGGTATCTTAACTTGCATCCTCGGAACCAGTCTCCCAAACTATCTTCAATGAACCATCACTGATCTCAACGCCAGTTCTGTTCTTAGCTTCTCCGAATCTCTCTGGTAATATCTTCTGCACCTTCCAACGTACATGATGTCCATAGTCTCTCAACAAATTAGGATCGTAACTCTTACGACCATGCAACGCATCTCCGTACATATCCTCTAACTCTTCTAGTGCTTTCTCAGCAGCCTGTCTTTGTGCAGTCTTAATTTCAGCATCTAGCTCTGCGTTCTTGCTCATATGGCGATACAAAGTAGCACGACTGACTTTTGCATCTTGGCAAGCCTTAACTAGGCTGTGTCCGTCTGTAATGGATGCTATGATGTGCTGTTGTTTTGCTTTGCTTATCATGTGTGTGTGAAACTATCTATTAACATATATAAAAGTGAGCCGACCCCTTTGGGGTGTGCCGTCCTTTAAAATAGCCCCCCATGCCTTATTAATTGCGTGTGATTGCGTGCTTTTATTTTTATTGCGTGCGTTCATTCTTTGCCGTGCGTGAATGTCTCATTGCTATGTTTATAAAAATATATATTCTTTGTATCTCTCCCTAATATGCTAACAAATAAACTATTATTATCAGCTAATCAATATTATTTTTTACCTTGTTATATATACGGCTTACAGATGCTATAAAAATTATTTATTTTTTTTTTGCTTTTAGTACTTGACTAATAGAAAATAGTTCTATATATGTATATCTATAAATAACTTTTAGCGAAGGTAATAAACATGACAATCAAAACAATGATAAACAAATCTAAATATGTTTATGGGTACGTTTCAACAAGTGAACATGATGGAATGTACTTAAGACTTAACAAAGCTGATGTTCTTGCAATGTATAATAATAAATACTCAAGAGAACAGATGGACATTAATAACTTTGATTTAAGACAAGACAATCAAGGTAATACAAATCTTTACATTAACTAAACCAAGCAAAGGAGAAAAGCAATGAAAGTAGAAAACATGACAAGTAACAAAGGCAATAAGATTGCTAACCAGTTTATTATAACCAATGATAATGAAGAATATTTCCAGTCATACAAATCTGTAATAGCCAAGAAAGTAACAAATTACTTTTTTAACTATGAGCAAAAAGAAGAAAAGATTTATCTTGATGAGAAATACTGGGATTATTCTGTTACTACTGGAAAATATAGAAACATCTTTTTGAATGAGACTAAAAAAGAAACAGAAAAGAAAATAAAAGACGGCACTTATATTCTTACAGATCTTAATTAGCCTTGTTACTCTTGTTAGTCTTGCATAGCCAAGACTAGCGAGAGCTACAAGCTCATAACACTAGCAAAACAAGGACTATAAAACATGTTAACAACTACAATATATAAAAAGAATGTTTATGATTTAACAGATTATAAATTTAAAGTTTTAAAACCCAGTAAAAATGCAAAGCTTGGAAGCAAAGTTATAAAAGGCAAGTTTAAAGACTATAAGTTTTTTACTCTTACATTAACAGAAAGAGAGACTTGTCCCAAAGATTGCTTTCATTGGTCGACATGTTACGGAAATAACATGCCTTTTGCTCATCGTATGAGTGCCAAGGATGAAGAGCTATTAAAAACAAGACTATATGAAGACATTAAAAGCTTAAAGGGTAAGAAAGCATTAATTAGATTGCATATATTAGGAGATTTCTTTTCTGTATCTTATGTTATGTTTTGGGATATGATTTTAAAAGACTTTCCAAACGTGGCAATTTATGGTTATACGGCTAATAATATCAAATCTAAGTATGAAAAATCTAGAAACATTGCCAGTACTATTGCATTCTTAAGAAGCATACACAAAGAGAGATTTTCTATTAGATCCAGTAATGATCTAGACAATCAATTTTCAGCTAATAGTTTTGACGTTATAAAGCCTGAGAAAGGCAAATCTATATTATGTCCAGTGCAAGAAGACAAGACCCCAAATTGTGGGGCTTGCGGTCTATGTTGGGCAAGTAATGACAAACAAATAATATTTAAAACTCACTAAGAAAGGGTAATTAAAATGAATTTAAAAGTTATTAATGATTTCATAAGTAATGAGAAATCAAAAGAGTTATATATTAACATAATTGTTAATGACAAAACTTATATAATCAACAGTATAAAAAGTGATTTTAAGAATGAAATACTTAAAATATATGCTGAAGAACAAAGCAAGGATAATTAAACATGACTAGCATAATAAAAGGTTATCTAAAATTCATAGGCTTATTATTAGCATCAATAGCAACAATGTATTTCATATATTATTTGCTATGGTTTTTATGCTTATTAAATGAATACTGTTACAATCAAAACTTTAACCTATAAACAAAAAGAATTGTAAAGGCTAGTTTATACCTAGTCTTTACATTAACCAAGCCATACGGCTCTTAAAAAGCCATTAATGGCATAACTAGCAAAGAGAAAGGCACTAAACATGAATGATTTAGATAATAATTTAAATAATTTAGTTAAAAACATAAAAATAAAACAACAAATGGAGTTAATCAAAAAGATAAAAGACTGGCTTAAAAGTATAGAGGGATACAATGAGCCATTTATGGACAATCTTGAAGACATAGACAAAGGTTGGCTTGAATGTTCTCAAATGTTACTTGAGCAAATAGAGAAATGGGAGAAACAGTAATGACAAAACAAACTATTGATATAACTCCTAATTGGAAAACATCAGGAGAAATCTTAATCATGGCTCTTCAAAATCCCAAGCTATCTAAAGAGGGATTTGATGAAGGCATGGCAACCATAAGAGAAATGGCAAGCAAGCTAGACATAGCTTGTAACGAACTAAACAAACTAGCAAAAGAGAAAGGACAATAACATGAAGCATCATAAAACAAATGAAGAAATGGGAAATGGTTTTTTATTTAATGAGGAAGACCATAAAAAAAATTCTTATAATTCTTTGTCTAAAATAAGACCAGAAGAAAAAAATATAATGAGAACATATTATCTTATTAGGGATTGGTGGAGTGACGAAGATTTAATTAAACTTCAAGATTTCATAGCATCAACTTTAGAGAGTAGGAGAGAATAAACATGACTAAAAAATCAGATTGGGAAATACAAGCAGAGAAAGAACAAGCTATCATAGAGAAAGGTTTATCTTCTTTAACTGCTGAACAAATAAAGACAATCAAAGAGGCTCATGAAACGATAGGAGCTTGTTTAGATATGCTAACAGAATGTCATGATTTGTATCTATCAGATATAAACAAACTCAATGAAGCATATTGGAAAATAAATCGTCAATTTAATTTAGGTAAATAAATAAAAAAGGGCGTTGCAAAAACATGAAATTGCAACGCCACAACCTAGCAAAAGGTAAGGAGAAATATACCATGCAATTAACAAAAGAGCAATTTAAATCTATCAGAACAGAACTGCAATATACTCAAAAAGAGTTTGCAGAAATGTTAGGAATAACTATCAGAATGATAACGTACTACGAGTCAGGACAGAGACCAGTTAGTAAAACTGTTTCAATACTAACTAAACGTATCTATCAAGATGAGAAATAGGAGAGAAACATGAAACTAGTTATTTTTAAAATACAAGACGGAGAAAATTCTTACGAAGAGTATAGCATATTCACAAAGGAATTGGCTGAAAGAGAAATGGTCGAGGAAGTTTATGGATACAACGAGTTAGACCATAGACAATATAGAGTTGTAGCAACTCAAGATATAAACGAAGAGGAAGTAAAAACTCTTCAAAAATTTAGTATAGCTTATCTATATTAACTAATAAAAACGCAAATCTATGTAAGTATATCTATGCAGTACAGTACTGCATAGATGTACTGTATTGCATTTCTATCAAATCTCAGATATTTTTTTTATTTATTTTAGTTTATCCATTCGTCAAGACTATGAAAACAAAACAATGTTTTGATCGTTGCCGTAGGGCTTTGCTATGTCAGCATAGCTGATTTTACAAAAGAGAAATAATCTGTCAAGAAAATAATTTATCTTGGATATGTTTACTTACATAGCCATGCACAAAACGTGTAACGTCTCTCATTCTTTGTTCAGCAGGTTCAAGCTCATTATAGTAAGACCAGTAAGCATCAAGAGTAACGTCAGTCATATGTTTGTTACTGTTACCAAGCACGTTAAGAGAAAGCATAATTTCTTTAAACCTGTCTTTTGACTTACAGGTTTTGGCATATTTCCTAATTAAATTAATATCATTTTTCATTGGCACACTCATAACCTACCAAGGCATAGCCTAAAATATCTTGCCATGAATCATTATGATTAGATGTTTCCATTAACCTAGCTTGCTTTACGGCAATCATACAAAGAGCTACTTGTTCAGGAGTAACTTCAGTATCTAACAGGACAGACCACAAACGAGCAATACGAGTATGATTATCGAGCATTGACCCATAGCTTTCCCCTCTTTGCTTAACAACATCAGCTGTTTTTTGTAACAACTCTAGTTTATCCATCTCTTTCCCTCACTATGTAAAACCATGTTTCTATGTCTACTTCACAAACCAAATCATGCCCAGCATTAAAGTTCCTCGACAGGACATCAAGAGAAATAACACATTTTATAGGACAATTATTGTATTTGTATATCAATACTGGAGTCAGATTTAAACTCGCAGCAGATTCCTTTGCTTGCTGCCACCAAGCACGCTTAAACGTAGTGCCTTTGAGATATGCTTTACATTCAATAGACCAACCAGGAATAATAATATCAGCCATACCCTTTGATTGATACTGGTCAAGATTTCTCTTGGCATCTATGTTAAGATTATCTTTGATGAGCTTGCATATCTTTCTCTCAAAAGATGCACCTTTGTTGCGACTATCTGCCATCTATCATCTTCTCCTGAGCTTGTTTGAGAAAGTCATTCGCAGTTACTTGACCAAGTGTAGCTAACTCTATCTTGTTCATTGTGTCAGGTGTTGGAAATCTCTCGCACTTTATGAGCCTACATATAGCTGATCTAGTTAACCCTGATTTGAGGGCAAACTTGTTTTGTGTCAGCTTATTCTTCTTTATGTACTCAATTAATTTCATACTGCTATAATATTTATGTGTTGACAATCTGTCAATTATAATTAAATAATATGTTGACAGTAAAGATTAACTAGAATAATCTAGTATCAAATAGCAAAGGAAGAGGATTATTATGGAACAACAAATATGTTTATGGTGTAGAGAAGATACATCTTTTGGAACAGGTAAGTTTGTAAACAGGATACCAGCAAGTAAACAAGAAAGCATTGATGATGAATATGAGACAGGTTACCAATGTGCTGATTGTCAAGCTGAAGAGTGTAGTGTTTGCAAGCAAAGTGTCATTGAATATTCATTTACAGAAAACTGTGATGTTATTTGTGATGAGTGTAATTCTGATGAAGACGAAGAATATGTCTATGACAGAGAATGTGATGACTGTGGAGCAAAGACTTGTGCAGAGGTAGCATACTTTTATGAAGATAAAACATTTTGTGAGGACTGTTGTCCTGACGGATATGGAGAATAGATATGGCTGAATGGAATGTAAGAGTTGTAAAAACTTATTTTAAATATGCAGAGTTTATAGTTGAAGCTGACAGTAAAGAAGAAGCTGAAGCACAAATTAATGCTGACTCGGCAGTAACTGATGAAGACCATTGGAGTGAAGTTGAAGAGGAAACATATATACACCCTGATTATACAGAACGTATGGATCAGTTGTTTCCTGAAGATTATGACAATGATGGGGAGCATGAGTGATGGCTGAGATACCTGACTACAGAAAACCCTTTGGCATGGAACATGAGAGTGCAAGCAATGCCACAATTACCAAAGACGAAATGATACTAAAGCATTATCTTAGAAAAGAACACAAGATGTCTTTTCCTATGGCATCAAGACCTATAGCTGGAATCAAAGTACAAACTGGCACTGATTGCAGAGTGGGATTACATAACTACAGTCCAATTAGAGGTGTCCAACAAGAGATGGATATCAATGAAGCTATTAGATATGCTCTCACAGAATACCAAGGATACACACCTAGGACATGGGATAATGGCAAAGATGCAGAGGAATACGAAGAGTTTCGAGAGCATATTCCTGAAATGATTAAGCACGCTGTTGATGGACTACAAGAATATTTTACTGGTGTAAATCGTATCGAAGGAGAATCAATGAAGCAATTTATTGAGCCAAAGATAGATGTACCAGTTGTTTTATATCAAGATTACTCAGGTGGTGGTAGACAGATAGATTTAAAATGCTCACTACCTATGAGAAACCCACCAAAGAAAGATGGTACTAGGTCTTGGCGTATACCTAAACCTAAGACTGAACCATCAGCACAACAAGTTATGCAACAAGCAGTCTACTGGAAAGCTACAGGAGAAAAACCAGCTTTGTTGTTTGTAACTGCATCAGGTTACAACATAGTAGACGAAACAAATTGTGAGCTTATGACAGAAGATAATCTGCAAAAGGCTTATGATGATGTAGTACGTTCTTGGTTAGTCACTCAGAACTTACTCAAAGCAAGTAGAGGTTCATGGAAAGCGTTAGCTGGACTAGTCCAACCTGACATGGTGCAGATAGCACAAAGACATGGACCAAACATTACCAACCTAGCAAAACAACTATGGGAGCTATAACATGAATATATTAATGAAAGCATTACAAGAAAAAGTAGACTCAATGTACTGGGATTACGACAGGTTAAGTAGATCAGGACAAGAAACCCTCGATCAGATAGCTGATCTTGTTGGACTAGAGACACAAGAAGAAGAAGCAGAAAGAAAAGGGAGTAACTAAAATGACAGATCCAAGAACATTAAGAAGAAACCTAGATCCATACACTAGCCATGAAAGTGCAGAGAAAGTTGATGCAAATCGCATGGAAAAGATCGTATGGGGAGTCATTGATTCATTCGGAGAGCATGGCTGTATATCCGATCAAGTGCAGTATGCTTTACCTGAATATCGATACAGCACGATTACAGCACGCTACAAAGCCTTAAAGGAAAAAGGTATGATTGTAACTGATGGAACAGCTATCAAGGCTGAGAGTGGCAGAAAACAGCTAAAGATGTGGAGTTCTAGGCATTACTACCATGAATCAGTCACAGATGAGGATAGAATACAGCATATGGCAGAAGAAAGGGCAGGGATATGATTAACGAATTAGTCAGTAAATGGAATCAGCAGATGACTGATACTGAACAGTATCATGCACAAGCTAT